TCCGAAACGGTCCCCCGCGTTTTGGCTACTTTTGCTCCAAAAGTAGCCCCCCGGAGGGGTACTCCCCAATTACACAATTCTCGAGTCCTATTTTGCATCTCTGGCTTTCAATAACCGCTCCATTAAAACCATCACCCGCAACATATCTTTGCTTAAATCCATCTTTTCCGCATCCCCGAAGCATTTATTTTCCGCCATCTCCGCAATCAAATCCTGTCCCCATACAGGAATCTCCTGTAAAGTCTGGTACCTGTATGACGGCTTTGCCGTTGTTGGCGGCTCTGCATCTTCCGACTCCTGCCTCTCTGGCGATATGTATTCCATCTTGTAAAACGCGCATACGCCCTTGCATATGCCCTCCGCGCATTTCCGGCGGTAATCCTCGCTTTTCAGAAGTTCCGCCTCCTCGCGGTTCGTCATAAACCCGCATTCCACAATGACCGCGTGCATATCCGTAGCTTTCAGCACATATAAATCCGCGCTCCGTTTGAGGCCCCTGTCCTTCCTGCCGCTCGCCGCCGCAAATGCTTCATGGACAGACTGCGCAAAAAGGTATGTGTTGCTTTGACCCATTATTTTTTCATATATCCATGTTTCTACGCCGTTTGCCGCGTTCCAGCCGCTCCCGTATGCGTTGGCGTGTATGCTGATGTATGCGTCCGCCCGCGCCTCGTTCGCCCGCATGACCCGCGTTTTCAGCGGCGTGTCGCTTTCCTCCGGCGTAACCATGAGTGTCGCAAAGCCGCAGCGCGTGAGAGCCTCCGCCAAAAGCTCCGCTGTCCTGCTGTTGAACTGGTTTTCCTTCAGCACGCTCCCGTCCGGGAACGCCGGAGAACGCTTTCCGGGCGTTTCCGCACCGTGCCCATCGTCAATGGCGATTAACGTAGCGGGCTTTGCCCGCTGCAACAGCGGCTCAGCCGCCATTTGTGTTCTTTTCCGCTCCATCTTCATCCTCCCCGACCGCTTTGTCCGCCGCCTGTTCCAGTCTGTCCGCCGTAATCTGCAAGCCCTTCACCATAAAGTCAGGCACAGGCACGCCAATATCAACAAGGTTTTCCAATATGCTCCTGATTTCGTTTACAAGGTAATTCGCCAGCACAAACCAGCCCAGCATGTTCATAATGCCCAGCGGCACGCCTATCGTTTTCCCCATCTGCTCAAAAGAAAACCCGATAAAAAACGCCATGCCGATTATCACCCAGTACCAGACCTTTTTGGCGATCCCTTTCGCGCCGACCGCACTGCTGCTCTCGCCCTTCATCGCCGCCCTCTGCCAGCCGGAAACCCAGTCCACCACGTTGCAGAACAGAAGCCCCGCAAACAGAAACCAGTATTCCCCGAAAACCGCCGCCGCTGCCACCATAATAACGCCTCCTGCTACGTTGATTTTGTCAAATATGTTTGCTATACTCATTGCCCTCTCTCCTTTCTGTTGCCTGCCGCCGTTCCCTATTTTGCCCGAATGGGCTTGTGGGGAAGGGGTTGGCAGGGGAAACTTTGTTTCCCTTGCCTCGTCTGGAGGGGTAGTAGGGGAACCATTTCGAAACGGTTCCCCTACGTTTTGGGTACTATAATAGCGGCATAGCCGCTGTTGAAGTCGGCAAAGCCGACCACACTTGCGCCAAAAGTACCTCCCCGAAGGGATACCCCATACTTCCAAACCTTATCAGCTAAAAGGCAAATCAATTTCAAAGATTCCGTTTGCCTCTCCCGGCTCATTCACCAGTTTGTATGTCCCTTCCGTCAGCGTGCAGCGGTATATTTCCCCGCCGCCGCCTCTGACCTTCATTCCGCCCCATACCAGCATACCGGACACATAGGGATAAACCCCGTCCCTGTCCGCCGAAGGGTAAGGACAGTAGTTATTCGTTGCCGCGTCCGGCGTCCAGTGCGCAAGCCGCTGAATAGGGTTGATGCAGATATAAGCCGTCCCATTGTATTCTGCAATATGGTTCAGCCCCTCCGTCCCTCCGTCCGCGATCCATGCAGGATAATGCCCCGTAAATGCCGCAATGCTCCGCGCAACCTCTGCTCCTGTGCTGTCGGCGTGTCCCGCCTCCGCCTTGTAACTCACCGCAATCTGCATTGCCGCCGCGCCGGATTTCCCCAGCGCGTCAGCCCGCTGTGCTGTTTCCTTCATATCCTCCGTCAAAATCCGCTCAATCCTTGCCCACGGCTCCTCTGTTTCCGCTTCCGGTATTTCAGGGTTAAGCCCGCAAATCTGCCTGATTTGTATTATGGCGTTTTCCTCATATCCCAGCCATGGGTATGGAATATCCGGCTCGCGCTGTGCCAGCCTTGGACTTTCTTCCTCTCCCCAGAAAATTTCATACCCATCTTTCAAAAGCTCATAAGACAGCTCTGCTTCGTTCAAAAATAACCCGCTTTTTCTCATATCTCTCTCTTTTTCCCCCTGTAAAAAATTGTCATAAACCCTTCTAAAAAACTGGCAATCGTAGTTGATGTACGCAATACCATGCCGCCTAAATCAAAATTCCAGGATTTGTCGTGCTGACACAGCAGAGTCACTACACCATCTTCCTTTTGCTCATATTCATAGATGTTATTTCCTTTCGACTTTCCTCCAACAATGAGAAAAGAACCTTTATAACAAATGCAGAAATCTTTCGGCAGCCAAAATTCATAGCAAAACTTCGGAACAGATATATTTGAGCCGTGAAATTTTACCATTGCCTGACCATATGTATACCGCCAGATATCCGAATTCGTTCCATTCCCGTTGTCATCTCCCGCTATCCTTGTGGATACAACAGCTTCCGCGCTGTTAGATGCAAAACGATATGCCTTATTCGTATTTCCCGACTGTGCCCGAAAAGAACGGATATATAAACCATAATCAAAAGAGTAATCGCCGTTGATACGGTTAAACGGAACCGGGAGTGCCGTTGCCGCTGTTACCGTTCCACTGCGCAGGTCAACAAAATCATGCATCGTCCCCGCCGTTTCTGTATTTCCGCCAAAAATATGGAGGTTATTGCTCCATACAAACGCGCCAAAATAAGCCGCAGAATAGTTCCTGCCGGATGTAATAATGCTGTACTGGTCTGTTCCCGGCTCCCATTTCGTAATATATCTGCTGTTTGGTTCTACAAGAATAATCAAATTGTTCCATACGGCTGCAACACCGCCTGTCATAGCACGGGGCGTATCTTTTTTCGCTGTCCATTCCCCATTCTCATAGGTATAATGCTTATATGTTCCGCCGCGCCCTCCGAATAAATGGATACCACCCGCGAAAGCGACAGCACAGCCTTCCGTGGTGTCGCAGGGTGCATCCGGCATTTGGGTCCATTCAAATGTTTCCATATCAAACACAAAATGCTTTACTCCCTGAAAAATATGTACATCTTTGCCAATCGCCGCAAAGCAGCAGGAATACTGCGCATTCCATGGCATACCTGATGCTGTATAGACCGATAAGCGATATTTTGCCGGAAATGAAATTTGAAGCCCCAGCCCTGCCGTTTTCAGTTCTTCTGTATCTTCTTTTACTGCATCCAAAACCTCTTGCGCTGTTTCCTGTCCCCTTTGCAGTTTCTCTGTATCCGCTTTCACCCCCTCCAAAGTATCCTGTCTTGCTATAAATACCCTGTCGCCCATTTACTCTGTCGCCTCCTCATAAAAAAGCCCGCCGTCCGAAACGCCCAGAAAATAGCGTTTCCCCGTCACATCGTCAGTCATGTATTTTGCATCGTCTGCTTTCCTGTCTGTGTATGCGAAAATGTCCGTTGCCCTGCTGTTCGGGTCGTAAACTGCTTTTGTCATATCCGCCGCACCAATCGCTACTACTTTTTTATCCACATAATCCACAGTTGCGGGGTGAAAAGGCAGTGTCGGGTGGTATTCCTCCGTGTTGTCGCGCGGCAGCGTATTGTCCCGCACAAACCGGACCGTCGCAGGGTGAAATTCACTTTCCGGGAAATATTCCGCTGCATTATCTGTCCGCAGCGTTTTGTCCCATAAGCACTGTACCATTTCCTTTTCTTCATCGCTGTAATTGTTGTCGGAAAGCACTTTTTCCGCCGTTTCGCTCCCCGTCCGCTTTTCGCGGTCTATCTTCCTGTCCAAAGCCTGCTGTACCGCCGTTGATATGGGCTTGTCCGCATCCGGCGTAATGTCCAAATCCGCCAGCGCGTCCACAAACTGATTGAATTTCGGCGTGATTACGTCCTTTGCAAGCTGGTCGAATACCGCTTTTGCTTCGTCCTCCGGCAGCTCCATAGGGTTGCTCTGTGCGCTCACGCCCTTCCCCGTAAAGTCCTCCGGCGTAATTTTATATAAATCCGCGTCCATGCTTTTCCTCCTTTCTATATTTGGAATCCGCAGGGCGGGCTTTGCCCGTCCGAGGAAAACAGCCGTGCGGTCGCTTCGCGACTGCTGGCCAACAGCAGGCGTAGCCTGCCATACGGCAGGTTTCAAGGCATAGCCGCTGGAACCTGTCTGTTTATTCCTCTGTCCTCCAACGCAAAGGCTTGAACGTAGTGAGCCTTTGCGTTAAATCCCTAGTCCAGATATACCTTTGCCGTTTCCAAAACCTTCCCAAACTCCGGACACTGCGGATTTCTGCACTTATATGTCAGTTCATAAAATGCCCGCGTCCCTGTATCGGGGCTTTCGTCCCCCTCAAAGCAGAGTTTTTTGTCCGCAATCATCGCTTCCAGCCCGCAGCCTTTACATTGCATTGTTCAAACCTCCCATCATATCCATCTTTCCCATGTCAAAGTCCGTTTCCGCCTGCGGCTGTCCCATGCCCGCCGCGCCAGGCGGCATCTGCATCTGTGCCTGCTGCTCCATCATCTGCCTGCGCTGTTCCAGTTGTTCCTTGATTTCTGCCGCATAGGGGTAATGCTGTCCCGCCATCATGCCCCAGAACAGTATCAGCGTTTCAATGTCAGCAGGGTCGCCGAAAGCCCCCGTCTGGAGGTTCATGCGTATCTCCTGCCACATCGCTTCGCGGTTCCCCGCCAGACTGCTGCTGTTGTCCACGCTGAAAAGGAAATCATCTATCCAGTACCATTCTCCGGCATCATCCTGTGCCAGATAGTCGTATTTGTTAAATTCTGAATAGCTGGTACTTCCGTCCACATTTTTGTGACGCACCGCCCGCGGCTCATCGGAATAGGCAAGCAGGAACCGGAACATCACCGCGTACAGGTCCGCATACATGGCATTTTTCATGATACGCTTGCTTTCCAGCCTGCCCGCGCTCTGCGCTACGGCAATCTGCTTCGCTGTTCCGCTTGTCGCCGTCCTGTCCGGTCTGCCCTGAAAGCTGTCCGTAATGCCGAGGATATTGCGCGCCTGCTGGTAGTTGGAATCAGACACAGCCTGGTCCTGCCCTGTATCTACCTGCAAATTCACCAGCCGGAAACAGGAAAGCTCATCCGGCGTTTCAACCTCAATAACCTTAAACTGCCCGTCATGGTAGGGCATTTTCGTGCGCTTGCTCTTCATGAGTACGCTCCCGCCTGTGTCCAGCTTTTCCTGCACGCGGGTGTCGCATTTTTTTATCATGTTCTGCTGGTCGGCAATCTTGTCCACATCACTGTCGCCCAGCGGTTTTCCCCACGCGCTGACGTTCCGCCGCACGACAATCGGGTAAACATCCGGCTTGTAGTAGGGTCTCCGCCTTGGTTCCATCTGCGGCATCATGGCAGGCAAACCGCCCATTTGCGGCATAATCTGCTGGTCTGCACCCATGCCCGCATACTGAGGGATAATGCTCCCGTCACTTCTCGCAATATCCTCATACAGCGTGAAACTGTCCGCGCTCCGGCTTTCCGCTTTCCGGCTCCCACAGGAAGGACAAGCCGCCGCGCCCTCCTGCCATTCCGCGCCGCAGTCCGCGCATTTCTTTGCCCGCCTTGCCTGGTAGTCCTCCAAATCCTCCAGCACAACGTCATTGACCCATGTAAAACGCCCAATTCCGCCCTTATCGTTGCGGAAATAGCCGAAATGCACCGTCACTATATCGTCAGATACGCCCGTTCCGCCCCTGCTGGCAGGGTCGCTCTCCGTTTCGTTTTCTACGCTGACATGGTATTTCGCGTAAACATGCTTTTTCGTCATGCCCATATTGACAATAACAAAGTCCATATCATTTATGTCCTTTACCCCGTCCTGGAATATGACCTGCCTCGGGTGGAGGATGCTCACGCAAAGCTCGCCCCGCGTCTGGTGGGTGTGCCGTTCGCTGTCCCATTCCACAAGGAATACGCTGCCGCCCTGTACAGGGGAAATCCTTTCGTCCATATCGTTCATCATTTCAAATGGCTGCCTGTCCGTTTCGTTGCACAGGTAATCCTCAAGCGTTTTCGCAAGCCCTTCGTATTCCTGCCGCCTTGCCGTTACCTTCGGCAGCGGGAAAGAGCTGTCTACCTGTGCCTCTATCAGCTCCGCAACGATGTTCCGCACGCCGCTTGCCTTGTCAGGCGGCTTTTTCCCTCGTTTTTTCCCTGCTGCGGCAGGCGTGGCTTCAATGTCCCGCGTACCGTTATACAGGTTCGCCCGCTGGTCCATTCTGGTAAATTCTTCGGCAAGCGCGGCTTCATTTTTCCTGAGCCGCTCGTTCCATATGTCAATCTTCATGGCCGCTTTTGGCGGCTGTGCAGCAAGGCTCTGCCCTGCCGTTTTGCCGTCCTTTTTTTTCTGCAATGGGTATCCTCCTTCCTTTGCGTTAGGGCTTTAGCCCTTATAATTGCCGTTTTCTGTATACTCTAACGACAACATGTATATCCCGAATGGCTCGTTGTACCGCTCATTCCGCAAACTGAACGCCACCTTGTCCACCTTCTTGATTTTTATTTTCGTCCCCATCGTGCGGGGTGTATCGTCAGTTGAAAAGTTTATCAATTCAAAATTGATATGCGTAAAATCAAAGTACATCGCCCGCGCGCCGCTGTTGAAAATCTCTCCCCAAACGCCTTTGATTTGCGCATAGACGCTCACGCCCGTTGCAATGGCAGGCGCAAGCATCACGTCCACGCGCCGGAAGTTCTTATTCTTGTAGAACAGTTTGCCCATCAGCTCCGGCGTGTCCCATCTGGCGGGTATCGCCGCGCCGTCATCGTTATAGCTTTTCTGGTTGGTTACATCGTCATAAAAACGGAATGTGTTCCCCTTCTCATCGCCGAAGCAGAGCCGTCCCTCCGCGTCCTCCCAGAACACCCGCGCGGGGACGTTCTCCCAGAAGTAGCATTCATACTGGAAATGGCTGTAAGGGCTGTTTTTCTCATACTGCTTTTGCAGCCCGTCCAGAAGGTAAACCCGCCCTTTGCCTGTGGAAAGCAGGTAAAAATCCCGCCATACGAACGCGAAGCTGTCCGCAAGGTCTTTTTCCGCCGCCAGTGCGTTGTTGATGAAAAAGCTCCTGTTCTGGCTGTATTTCTCGCCCGTCAGGTCTGCCGCTGTGATAGCCATAACGCCAACGTCCGTTAGGAACAGCGGTTCACTGCCCAGATAGCCGAACGCGTATTTTCCCAGCGCGCCCCTGCCGGAGAGCGTCCCCACGATGGGGAATACCGCCGTTTCCGTAGTGCTTTTGCCGTCCGCGCTTGCCTGCGTCTGTATCTCGCCCTTGCGCAGTATCACGTTGCGCCCTTCCTCGGCGATGTTCTTATGTACGGCAAGGCGGTCGTTGATAATGCTGTACCCGACAATTGCGCTGCCGTCCTGTCCCAAAACGCTGTACCAGAGGTCGCCCCAGAAAAACCCGTCCGCCATCCGGCAGTACCAGTCCTGGTTGGGGAAGTCAGGGTTTCCGCTGATAAACATTCTGTCCATGCTGCCGTTTACGCCGAACAGTGAAACGATGCAGCATTTGTTGATTTTGTCCGCGTAGCCCTTCCGCGTTTTCGCCGCCGTAATCTCCACATTGTCATAGCCTTTTACCGGGCTGTTCCCCGGTGCGGTTTTGAAAGTGACGGTTCCCGCTTTCCTGTCTACTGTGAAATCCGACCCTTCTTTTTTGTCCGTCCATTCGCCCTCTTTTGTCATGATGCGGACCTCCACCTCGTCAGCGTCCAGGTCCTTTGTCGTAAGCTGATAAACTGTCGCACTCCCGTTGCTCAAAAAACTTTCTTTCCATTTCCGTCCCAAAAGGTTCAGCGGTTCCAGCGTTTCACCGCCGCCGCTGGGGTTTCTGGAAACAATGATTGTTGGGATATACGCAGCATCTTCCAGCGTTTTTACCATAAATTCTTTTTCCGGCTTTTCCTCTTTTTCTGCGTCGCCGTCCGCCGCTGTTTTTTCCGGTGTTTCCTCTGTTTTTTCTTTTTCAAATTCGCCGTAACAGAGGGCTTTTTTCCCATCGAATATGAACAGCTTGCCGTAAAACTGCCTGCCGCAGCTCCGCTCATCTGCCATACCTTCATAGATTTTTTGACTGTCTAAATATAACGCAGTCCCCGCATGAACCAGTATTTTTTCTGTCATAGAAAGGGACTGACCGTCCTCCGGCGTTTCCGGTGTTTCTCTGGTTTCTCCGCTTTCCTCCGGTATTTCTGTGCTTTCGCTGTCCGCCTCTTTGTTTGTCGCAGACACCAGCAGGCGGTGAACGCCGTTAATCCTTCCGGCATATGTTCCCGTTTTTTCATAGCCCTGCCGCTTGCGTACCTTCCCCGGCACGTCGCGCATCATGTTCGGCGCGTTCGGGCTTCTTGTAACCGCTACGTTGGAAGGGGAAGAATTTAAGTCCACACCCTTAAATTCTTCTATCTTTACCACGCTTCGCGCTGGGCTGGAAGGGATGCTGAATCTTCCCATGCTACCGCCCCTTTTCGGTCAATTTAGATTTCAGATTCGTAAATAATCTGCACGCCATAGGCTTTCGCCGCTTCATGTTCCAGACGGCAGCCGCGGGCATTATCCCAGCCCTTGCAGAAATATGCCGCGTGGCAAAGACTCATGTTTTCCAGTGACTTTGCAAGGAAACACAACGGAATCTGCACAACTCCCCGCTTTTCCATGTTTTCCTTGTCATACCATTCGTCAGTAAAAAGCGTATTAACAACCTCAAAGCCCATTTCTTCAAGGGCTTTTACTGCCTTTTCCCGCGTTGCAATAATTTCTTCGTCTGTCTGTCCTGCCATCGGCTGGCTCAACATTGCTTTCCTTTTTCCAATTTCTTTACACATAATATCTTCCTCCTCGTTATTACCACCAACCGGATTTACTGTAAAACCCGCCGCAGTTGCCATTGTTCCGGCTGTCTGCCGTCCTGCCGCTCTGCTTCAGTTCTTCCAGCCATGTCATAAATTCATTCATGTATATCTGGGCTATGCTGATGTCATCGTCCTTGTAAAGCTGACCCGCCATATAGAGCGCGATCATGCTTGCCTCCTCCGGGTGCAGCTCAATCACAGTATTCCCCGGCGTTTCCTTCGTTACCTTCGGCGGGTATGCGTTATACCATATGCGGAATGTCCCGCCCGCCCCCTCCGGCAGAAGCAGAACGCCCGCACCTTCCGTCCGGTAATCCTGATACAGCCCATAGCTGTCCGCCTCGCCGTGATAGATTTCCTCCAGGCTGTAAAAATCCGGCGCAAGCCTTTTCAGGTCGTACCCGTTCCAGCCGCCCATGCTGAAATCCGCTTTCGGTGCGTCTGTACTTCCAAAATCCAGCGTTGTACATTTGCGTATGTACCGCCCCGCCGTTGCCAGAATCAGCATTGCTTCATTCGCGGCGGCAGGCATACTCTTGATGTACTGTTGTGTGTTGCTGTCCTGCGTCAGCGTGTCGCCCTTTATTTCAAAAATCTTTTGCAGGCAGGTAATGCGCAGGTCGTCCCAAGTCATGTATAGTCCGCCTCTCTTTCGTTTGCGAAACCGCGGAAGGGTTCGGGAAACGAAGCGTTTCCCGAATAAAATCCGCAGAAGGGGCTTTGCTCCTTCGAGGAAAACAGCCGTGCGGTCGCTTCGCGACTGCCGGCCAACAGCAGGCGTAGCCTGCCATACGGCGCGTTTCAAGCGGTTTCACCGCGCCGGAACGCGTCTGTTTCCACCTTTGCATTACGCGAGGGTGATTCCCTCCGTAAAGCCCTCCCCGCAAAGCGCGATCCCGCGCCAGTTGTTGAACCCTGCCGCAAATCTCGCCCTGCCGCTGAATACATTCGCGTCTGTGTTGTTGTCGATGTAGCTGCGTACTGCCAGCGGTACCCTGTCAATCCAGGGCAGGCACATATAATCCTGCAAAAACTGGCTGTCCGCCATGAAGAAATACGGCTTTCCGTTCAGCGTTGCGGGCAGGTAATTCCATACCAGCACATTCCAAAGCCCGACCTGAAAATTCCACGCATTATTACTGCTGTCAGGGTCAAGCTCCGAACCGACCGCCGCAAATACCGCTCGTTTCAGCGCGCCGGAATTGGGAATGATAATCGTATCCGGCATCACGTTCAGCAGGTTCCCGTCATCGTCCGTAAATTTCTGCATCATTTCCTGCATCGTATCCATCACGCCCTGGCTGAACGCCGCCTTGAACAGATTGCTCTGCGTCAGCTTGCTCCCCTTTGTCGCGCTGGGGTGCGCCGCGTTAAACAGCGCGGTCTTGTCCGCACAGGTCGCGTCATACGTCTTGCCGCCGAATGTAATCATCTTTTGCGTGCCAAGAGCCAGAAGCCCCGCGCCGTATTTTTCACGCGTCCTGTTGTAGGAAAGCGTAAACTGCTTGACGCGGCTCTTGATTTTACCGATTTTCGCGTCCTCAATCATTTCCTGTGTCACCGCAAACTGGGATTTCCATGTATCCGGCTCAATAACCTTCGCAAAACCTTCCTGAAATCCCGTCACAGGGTAAGCCCCGTTTTCCCCTACGGGCGAAAAGTCGCCCAGCGCGGTTTCAATGGTGTATTTCTCCGAATGGTTCTTGCTTTTGTCCATGTAAAACAGCTTGTCAATCAGGCTCTTTTCCTGAAAACTTTCTACCGCCTGCATGATGATTGCCTTAATAGGCTCCTGGCTTTTGCCGAAAATCGAATCATTCACGCCGCTTGATTTGCTGAAAATAATTCCCGCCATGCTCATTCACTCCTTTTCTCGCTCTAAGTCGGGGTTCTCAGGCTTTGCCTTCAAGCCCCCGACTTGTTTTCCGTTTGTATGAACAGATACGTTCCGCTATTTATGCCGTTGCCATTTCTACAAATTTCCCTGTTGCCGTTTGTGCCGTTTCGTCAACGCCCAGCACTTCAAACGCCCCGCCTGCCGTTGCTGTGACCTGCAATCCGTCTGTATGCAGCGTAACCTTTGCGCCGACCGCGGGCTTTGCCGTATATTCCGCTTCAAATACGGTTGTCTTATGTACCGGAAACGCCGGAACATAAAGTGCATCGCAAGGGCCGGCACAAATATACTCCGGCAGCTCCGCCGCGCCGCATTTCGTTGCCCTGCCCTCCGCAAGTTTCAGGGCTTCGCCAAGGCTGTAAGCCTCGCCCTCCGTAATGGGGAGCAGTAAGAACGGCTCCACATTGTCAATCTCCCTGTGATGAATTTTGAACATTTCCGTTTCCCCCTTTATCCTTTTGCATTGACGCGTTTCCAAATTTCAAGGCGTTCCGCGTCGTCCTTCCCAATGTCGAAAGTCCTGTATTCCTCCAGGATTTCCGCAGGCATTTCCGCGCCGCCCTGCCCGCCGTTGTTCGTCTGCCGCAGGTGCGCCCTGCCGTTTACCTCGTTCATAACGCCCTGCCGCACAGCTTTACTCTGCTTTGCCTTGATTTCATTCAAATGCGTTGCCGCGTATGCCGTTTTTAAGCTGATGGGGCCGCTCTGCCAAAGGCGCAGCGTTTCCATGCCCTCGGGCGTGTTCATAAGTTCCCGCGCCTCTTTCAGCCCGCAGTCCGGGAACTCCTGCAAAAGCGCGGCAAACTCCTGTGCCATAAAATCGTTTGCCTGCCTCTGCTGCTGTTCATGCAGCATTGCATTAGCCTGCTGCACAATCGGGTGCCCGCTGATTGCGTCATTCAGGATATTCCTGTCAATGCCGCTTTCCCTGAGCCGCCGTTCCTGTTCCTCCGCCGCAAATGCCTGCTGGTAGGCGGCAAGCTCCGCCTCCGTTGTAATCGGCCGCCCCGTATAAGGGTTTGTCATGCCGCCGAACTGGCGGGCAATCGCCGCATCAATCCTCTGTTGTACAACCGCGTCAACATCAGGGAGGCTTGCCCTCCCGCCCTGCTGTCCGGCTGGCTGCCCTCCATCGTCCTGAGCCGCGCCGGGTCCATTGTCCGGCTCCCCGCCAGTTTCGCCGCCGTCCGGCTCCGTTCCCTCATCATCGAAAAAACCTTCCCATAAATCATTGTCCTCAATGCCGCCGGTCCCAGCCGTATCTTCCGGCATAATGCCGCCGGATGTGCTATTAAAATCTGCCATATCCTGTTGTCCTCCTTTTTACTTGCCTTTGCCTGTCCTCAAATCATTTCCGGTCTGGCTTTTGGGCTTTTTGCCGCTGTCCGCGCCCTTCGGGGCTTTCACTTCCATGCTCCCCGCCCTGCTGATGTTCAGTCCGTTTTTGCTCATGCTCCTCACCTCCTAAAACCGCAGATTATTGATTGCCTTTTCCTTCTTCTGCTGGTCGATACCGATGTAGCGTCTGGTTATGCTTGGGTCGTCATGCCCCAGAACCTCCTGCACCATCACAATATCGCCGCCAGTATCCATATACAGCCAGTAGGCAAACGTCTTTCTCAGCGTGTGGCAGCTCAGGCTGTCCTTGTAGCAGACCGCCTCAGCCGCCTGATTCAGTATCTGCCATACCCGCACGCGGGAAATCGGCTTGTTCTGCCTGCTCCTGCTGTTCCGGAAAGCAAATTCGTAGTCCTTCCGGCCCTTGAAATACTGCCTGTATATCTTCTGCAAATGCGGGTTGATTGGCAAAAGCACCGTATCACCCGTCTTGCGCTCCGGTATGGCAATGCGCTCCTTCCCCCGTAAATCGCGCACGCGGTACTGCAAAATGTCACTGATACGCCGCCCCAGATAAATACCCGTCATAAACAGCACATAGTCCCGCTCATTGCGCCCCATGAGGTAATCTCCGATATCTGAAATGATTTTTTTATCTTCAATCGGCATCACATATTTCAATTCATTCACCACCTTCCTGTCACGCTGTCTTGTGTCATTGATGAAAACTAAGTTTGTTGTTGGGGTGCTGGGGGCGTTTAGCCCCCGCCTTAACTCCGCAGGATGGGCTTTGCCCGTCCGAGGAAAACAGCGCGTCGCCGCTTCTGCGGCTCGCGTCTGTTTATCCCTCTGTCCCTCAAGCAAAAGCCTTGAAGATGTGCAACATCTGAGGCTTTTGCTTAACTGGGCTCTCCCCATTTCATGATAAGCCGCTTTTTCCCTTCCTCATTGGCGTTATAATAATCCTCCCACATATCCGCGTGCCATTTCACTTTTTTCCCGCCAGCGTCCGCCGCCTTGCCTGCCTCCGCCTGCATCGTCTGCTGTCCCCGCGCCATAAGCGCGATCCCCAGCCCCAGCAAAAGGTCATCATGCTCGTTTATTTCCGCCTCGGCGCGTCCCTTTTCATTACGGATAAAGGTCAGTGCCTCCCCCAGCGTATCCCTGTCATGGATACTGCCGATGTTGTCCCGCATACACTCAACCAGCTTTGCCACCAGCACAGGCCGCGTCATGCCGTCTGTGCGGAAACCGTAGGACTGCCGCAGCTTTCCGGTGTATGTGTCGAACACTTCGCGGACATACAGCCGTGGGTACCGCAGGTATTCCAGAACCTTCTGCGGGTGCGTGGAAAAGTTGACTTCCAACGCAATCAGGGCAGTGTTGTAGTACATGCCCAGACAATAGACCTGCTTTGCGTAGTCGTCTTCATCGCAGTTCTGCCAGCGCAGCCGCGCCATCTGCTCCCCAGTAATGTTGTCTATGACCTGTGCTGTAAAGTAGTCGCTGCCCTCTCCGGCAGTATCCCCGCCGATGGTATACGGCCTGCCTGCTTGCGGCTCCTTGAAAACCAGAATTTCCCCGCGTTCATCTTCCGCAAAAGCACTGTCCCATATCAAAATGTGCCTCAATCCTTCCGCTTTCTCTTTGTATGCAAAGCGTCCTCTGCGCGGCTCCGGCTCCTGCTTCACCGCCGCCAGCCGCAGCAGTATCGCCGCCCTGCTGAATACCGCCGCACCCGTTGCAATGAATGCTTCTTCCGGCGTTGCGGGATATTCCTGGTGGAAATACTCCAAATCCCCGCCGCAGTTGTTCCGTATGCACCACCGCCGCCACATGATTTGTTCGTCATCCAGCCCGAAAGCGGCTTTCAGCTCTGTTTCCTTTGCTGTCAGCTCTTCCCCGTAGTAGGGCATGCGGTACTCCTCCATTTCATACCATGCCGCAAAGAACGGTACAAAATCATTCAGCCCTGCGGCGGCATCGTCCCAAAGTTTCTTAAAGAAGTTGAAGCCGTTCGCCGTACTTTCGATAATGACAAGGCTTTCCGGCGTGTTGGGGACTGCCTGCATTAACCCCGCCAGCGTTTCCGCAATATCACCGGGCCAAAAGGCAAGCTCGGAGGCGTGTACATTCGTCAGCGTATCCGAACGCCCTACCCCCTGCCCGCCTGCCGTAGCGCATTTCATTCTGCTCCTAAGCCCCGGCTTTCTCTCCTTCTCCCGCGCGTTTTTCGTAGGGTTTTCAAAGATAAGCTCCTTTGCGTTGCTGTTCTTCAGCATCGGGCGGACAGGGTTTTTCTCCTGATACAGTTTTGACATGCGGAAAAGGTTTGCCGTTGCTTCGTCCTTGTGCGTAATGATGAAGCTGCTGACGTTCTTCCGCGTGGCTGTCCGGTAGTAAATGAGTGCCTCCGTCAGCGTGGAAAAGCCCATTTGCCGGCTTTTCAGTATGACAACGCGGATCGGCTTTCCCGCCTTTTCCTGCTGGCAGATGGTTTCATAAAGCCGCTTTTGCGCGCTGTTCAGCCGGAAAGGCACGATTTTTCCAGTCTTGTCCTTGATTTGCAGAAAAGCCTCCATATATTTTTTTGCATCGCGCAGCACATCATACTGTTTCACTTGCATCCCTCTTTTCCGCAGCATCCAAAAAGTCCTCGACCGTTGCGCCCTCCGCCTGCCCGCTGGCGGCGTTCTCCGCTATCTTTGTGCGCTTCGTGTCGTTCGCAAGCCGCTTTTTCTCAATTTCCAGCCTGTCAGGGTCGTTCTTCCAGTCCTTCCGCGCCTTGTTCAACAGGTAAAACTTCATTGCGGGAACGTCTGCGGGGACGTGGGTTTTCTCCGTCACCTCAACCAGCTGTTCCTCTGTAATGGGCTTTCCTTCTTTGGAAAAAAGAGGCGCGCCCTCTGCCGACCTCGCGATGACTTTCACCTTGTAATGCTTTGTAACAAGTGCATCGTATCCAAGGCACCGCTGGAACAATGTTTTTTCTACCTCCGCGACCTGCTTCTTTTCCTCGCTTTTCAGAAAATCGGCACTTTTTTTCAGGAGTGCCGAAAGTGCCGGAATTTTGCTTTTCAGCTCCCGAAAAGCCGAATAACTCATATCCAGCATTTCCGCCATTTCCTTCTGTGGAATCCCCGCAAACGCCCATTCTTCAAGGCTTTTCATGTTGTTGTAAATCTTTTCCTCGTTCCTTCCCGCCACGTTTCCACCTCCCAAAAATCCGGCACTTTGCCGTTTTCAGTGCCAGAAAATTCCCGTTTAAAATTCCGTCCCCATTTTTCGGGCAAAAAGGAAAAAGGCAGCAAAAAAGCCGGAAAATCAATGTTTTCCGGCTCTTTCCCCGCGTTTTTCGTGTTTTACATATTACTATATTGTGTTAAATTTCTTTTTTCCTGCCCCTTATAAGGAAACTTCTTTTTTCCCGCCTGCCCTGCTTAACACTTCCTCAATGTGTAAAACAGGCGCAGTCCGCCCCCTTTTGGGCATAAAAAAAGCCGCCCACATACCCGGCAGCATTTCAGCCCTAACGACTAAGCGGCAGGACAACGCCCCGCCGCCACATTACGTACAAATTTTCACTTACTTATAGTGTATCACCAAATTTCCGAACTGTAAAGTCCAAAACAGTCCAAAAAAGTCCAAAAAAGTCCAAATTCGTCCAAACTTTTAAGAACAGCCGGAAAAAGTCCCTGCGTAGTGACTTGCCGCCAGCAGATTTATCTATACCTGTTATATATCTGCCCCCTGTTCCCCGCATCTATAACGCAAATAATCAATTTGCCGTTGTCTATTGTATAAATTATCCTGTATTCCCCTACCCTAAGACGGTAAAGCCCTTTGTTCTTCCTGCCTTTCAGCTCTTTAATATCATTCCCATCCGGTAACTGGTATATTGCTTTTAATACTCTTTCTTTCTCATCTCTGGGTAGTTTCATGATAAATTTTTCCGCCAATTTTTCAATGACAATCGTATATTTCATAATTCGATACCTTCCCTTGCCGCTAATTCCTCAAGTGTAATCGTATCGTGCTTTTGCGGATCAGGGTTTCTCAAATAATCCTCATACAGCTTTTGACAATATAAATCATCTTCTATATCATCATCAAACTGCATCCCCCTTAAAAACAAAAGTAAATTGCTTATTTTATACTCCGGCAGCATATCAATAATCTGTTTTGCCTGTTCTCTTTCACTCATTTTCAAATTGCCTCCCTTCATCGTCTTTCACATATTCCAGCAAATCACCAGGCTGGCATTCCAGCAATCGACAAATACCGTCTAAAGGTTTCGGACCTATTGGCTTACCTTCTCTAATATACTGCAATGCGCTTTCGTTCAGTAGTTTTTCCTTTCGTATTCTAGCAGTATTATATCCGGCTTCTTTCAGTTTTTCTATGACATCTATTTTATATATCAGCATGTTTTCCCTCCTTTTTTATATTATACATCTTTTTTCATGTATAAATCAATATGTTTTACATGTTTTTTCATGTAAAATTGTACAAAATTTTTACATGAAATTTAGTGTATTCGCCAATTTGCTTTACATGAAATTTCATGTATAATGAATTTAACAAATCAAACAACGGACAACGAAAGGGGACACCACAATGAAATACTTCCAGACTTGCAACACAATCGAAGAACTGAAAAAAGAATACCGCCGACTTGCACAGATTAACCACCCTGATAACGGCGGCAATCCTGAAAAAATGAAAATAATTAACTGCGAATATGAAAAAGAGTTTAACCGCCTGAAAGATATTCATAACAAAGCTGCCGCTGACGATACCACCGGACAGAAACGGAAAATGAACGAAACCGCAGCGGAATACATGGAAGTGATACAGAAAATCATTGCTTTCTCCGGCATCGTCATTGAGCTTTGCGGCTCCTGGGTTTGGGTCAGCGGCAACACCTACGAATACAAGGACGCTTTCAAGGCCGCAGGCTTCCGCTGGGCATCGAAAAAGAAAATGTGGTACTGGCGCAGCGAAGCCGACGCAACCACCAGCCCGTGTGGCCGCTTCGCGGCTGCTGCAACAGCGGGCAAAGCCCGCTATACGGCGGGAAAATGTCCATGCAGCAGATCAGGCAGAAATACGGTTCCGAAATCCTCGAAACCGAAATCAAAAAAGTTACCGCCTAAACATTAAAACGGCCGCCCGCCCCACCAGGGGACGGAGATGAATTTATGCGCATCATACCTAGCGGCTATGCCGCTGGAGCAGCCGCCAGAGGCGGCCACATTCACAGGAATTATCTTGACTTAGACTAAGATAAAACGGGATACAACTGTATCCCGCTTTATCTATTCTCTCCCGCTTGCGGAAGTTTGCTTCGCAAACCGGCTGAAAGCCGCCTATTTTGGTTCCGCAGCTGTCGTTTTGCCTGTACCGGAAAGTTTCCGCATTGCCGTCGTTTCCAGCATAAAGCATTTACTACGGCTGATTCCTGTTTTCCTTGCGACTGCCGACCATGAAAGCCCCTCTGCATACCGCGCCAGCAAAACGCCCCTTTCGTCCTCCGTCAAGCTCTCCGCCATGCGCCGCTCTATCTCCGCGCTCCCGCAAAGCAGCCGCCCGATCGCCGCATCATTCAGGCGGATTTCCTCCCGAATTTCGGCGCGGCGGGCAATCTCCTCGCCCACAGCATCCCCCGCCTGCCCGTCTTTCAACCGTCCGTCCGTTTTCGCGGCAGAAACCGAAATATCAGCCAGCATCCGCCGCAAAGCCGCGTTGCGTTTCCTCAGCCGTTCCGCCGCCCTGTCCCCCTCCGCCAGCTGCCGCAGCAGCCGCTTGATTTCCATTTTCTCCATTTCTCGCCCCATCGGCAGCCCCCTCCTTAGCAATCGCATCGCTTTCGCTCGCTTTGCTTGTAATTGTCAACTGGTATTCCTTCAATCGCTGATAACGGTTTTCGATCCGCTCCATAAGCTCATTGATTTTCGGGCGGGTCAGCCTGACATACTTTTCGCCGCCGCCCTTCTGTTTCCGTTCTGCATCTTCGGCACAATGTAAAACCCTCTGGTATACAATCTTTGTTTTACTCTTCCTGTCTAACTCCGCAAACATACGGCACCGCCGTTTTTGTCCCTCCATCGTCAAAGCCTCCGGCGAAGCGTCAAAGTCTGCAAGCCGCTGTCTTTCCGCCTGCAATGCCCTGTCATTATTCAGGTTTACATATCTCCGCATATCCCGCAGCAGCAGCAGTTCATCAGAAGCCGTTTTCTGTAAATCCCTTGCAATCTCTCCTAAAGCCATCTTTCCTACCTCCATTCCTTGTGGCGAGGCTTTGCCTCCTGTTGCAGCAGTCGCCTGTATAACGGCAAAGCCGCTGTTAACAGCCGCCTACTGCGGCCATGTTGGCAATTTCTCATTTGTCGGGCGGAAACCCGTTTTTTCCAGACTGCGGAATGTCGTGCAGCGCGGCAGCCATGCCAGTTCTACAACCCCTGTCGGACCGTTCCGCTGTTTGGCTATGTTCACTTCGGCAACGCCCTGCCGCTCCGTATCTGGGAAATAATATTCCTCCCTGTAAAGCAGCATCACCACGTCCGCGTCCTGCTCAATATCGCCGCTGTCCCGCAAATCGGAAAGTATCGGTCTTTTATCCGGCCGCTTTTCACAGTCGCGCGTCAGCTGGGAAAGTGCAAGCACAGGACACCGGAAGTCCTTCGCCAGCTGTTTCAGTTCCCTGCTGATAACGCCGATTTCCCGCGTCCGGTTTTCCGCCTTGCAGCGAATCAACTGCAAATAATCCACCACGACCAGCCGCAGCCGGAACCCCTGTGTCCGGTATCCGTGGCAGGCGGCGCGTATCCTGTCCGGCGTCATGCCGCCCGCATCGTTGAGTATCATCCGCCCAGACCCGCTTTCAAAATCCGCGCTGTTTTTCTCAATCTCCGCCAGTGTCCGCAGCCAGCTTTCATCGTTCGTGCCAACGGAAAAGCAGTCGTTCTCAACGTTGTACTCCGAGCTGTACCCGCGCCCGCCGAGTGCCTTTGCGGGCATTTCCAGCGAAAAGAACGCCACGCGCTCCCTGCCGGAAAGCGTCCTTTGCGCGTTGCGGGCAATGTCCAGCGCAAGCGCGCTTTTCCCCATCGAGGGACGCGCCGCCAGTATGTTCAAATCCCCGTCCCGCAGGCCGCCCAGCATGAAATCCAGGTCGCGGAAACCCGTTTCCAGCCCGACAATGGCTTTCCCGCTCATGCGTATCCTGTTCAGCTCCGCTATGTATTCGCCCGTTGCGTCCGCCAGCGTTTTCACCTCCGCCGCGCCGTAGCCATCGCCCGAAATCCCCGCAGCCACGCGCCCGATTTCGCCGCTGTCCTGCCTGTATGCCGCCTGCATCAGCTCCCCGCAGGCGCGGATACACCGCCGGAAATATGCAAGCCGCTTGATTTCCTCCGCGTAATGCCGCAGGTTGACGCTTGTCCCGACACTCCCCGCAATCTGCGCCAGCGTGTCAAAGCCCGCCTGTTCCGCCGTTCCAAGCCGTTCCATTTCCCCCCAGAGCGTCACAGCGTCCACAGCCGCGCCCGCTTTCCGCACAGCCTCCGCCGCCTCAAAGACGGCGCGGTTCGCGGGGTAATAAAAATCCGCCGCCGAAACCAGCCCGCAGCCTGTGTTTGCCGCCTCCGCGTCCAGCATCATGCAGCCCAAAAAAGCCCGCTCCGCGCTTAGGCTCGATGGCGGCGCAGTCCTGCCCTCCGACATACTCAATCACTCCCTTCCGCAAGCCTCCGGCGGCGTTCCAGCGCATCATCGGACGGAACTATTGGCGGAGTAGGCGGCAGTGTAGGCGGCGTTTGCGGATGCAGGGGCTTATACTCATTTTCCCAACCCCCGGCATTCAGCCAGCTTGCCGGGTACGGGATAAATTCACCCGCCGCCTTTGCCCATTCCACGCTTGCCTTTGCCCGCTCCAGCCCCTCCATGATGGCGGCAAATTTCTCCGGCGTGACCTTTAGCTTTTTCCATGCCTTTATAGCGTCCTGTTTGTTTTTCCGGTTCGGGTAGGCTTCCCAGAAAGCGGCAAACATTTCCGAAGAAAACGCCAAAGAAATGTTTTTCTTCTCCTTCTCCTTCTCCTTCTCCTTCAGGATTGTCCCTGCTTGTCCTTCGCTGTCCTCAGTTGTCCCTGTTTGTCCTTCGCTGTCGCTCGCTTTGCTTATACCTGCATTTTCACTGCCGGACTGCGGCAACAATGGCAAAAGCCCTGCCTCGTCCAACAAGCCTAAAAGCGTATTGGATAACTCCGGTGACTGCACATTTTTCAAATCCGCCGCAACCGCACGCTTTACGCCTGTCCCCTTGTTCCAGTTCTCCGCGCCCCAGCCCAAAAGAAGGACTTCCCCCGTTTCCGCGCAATAGGAAATATAGCCCTGTTCCACCATACGGCTCAGCAGCTTTTCCAGCGTTTCCCTGTTATATCCCGTTTCGTCCATCGCCCGCCTCATGCGGAATACATAACAGCCCAGCGTGTTTACATTGGCGTTTGTCCGCAGGTAAAACCAGAAGTATTTTTCTTCCGGTGTCATATCCCGCGCTTCGTCCGTTTCCCAAAAGGAACGCGCTATTTTCGTAAATTCACCCATTGCAAAACCTCCTTTTTGTCCAGCATATCGCCGAAAAGGTATCAGGAAATATCATCCTCGCCTCAACTGCCGCTTTACTCCGCGAACTGCTGGGAGAGAGTTGCCGCACAGCCGCCTCTATCGACCATAATTGTAATTTCTAAGCTCAAAAAACCTGCAGCTGTCCTCCTGCTTTCTGTTGCTCTTGACTCTGCTCCCTCTCGTGCAGTGTCCGCTGTTAATCTCTTTGAATACACTGCCAAAACGCGCATAATGCTGCGTAAAGTAAGCACACTTCCCGCAGTTTTTTTGCTTCTTCTCCGGTTCTTCGCCAAGCGTTTCCCGCAGAAGCTGAACCTCATTCTTTAGTCTTATGTTTTCCTCCTCCAGAGCCGCCACCTGTAAATAGATTGCTCTTTCCTTCCCCATGCTTCTCCCTCCTTTTATAGTGCTCATATCGGGCACTTATTTATACTCGAATTATAGTGTACAATTTGAGCATTGTCAAGTATAAATAAGGAGGTCGTTTCATGTTTCCCTATCGATTAAATTCTGTCCGCAAATCAAGGGGCGTCACTGCCCAGCAAATGGCTGATTTCCTTTGTATGGGTCTACGTGCTTATCGAAACTATGAAAGCGGTGACCGTTTTCCTTCCGCTGATACACTCATCAAAATCGCCGATAAATTAGATGTATCTATTGATTATCTTTTGGGCCGGGATGAATTTCTCGCAAAACACGCTGATTGACGCCCAGCAAATCTTCCAGCTTGTCCCACATCCAAATCCCGCCCAGTCGCT